CTTATCCGATTTTTACGAGGATTACGGTTGCCCCTGCTGCTGCATCGTCTGCTGCAAAGCCTGCAGGAGTGTTGCCATCTGCTGCTTCTGTGATGCCAGTTCCGTCAAAGTATACGGAAGTGCCCATTGCGATTTCATTGGCACTTGTCTTTTCAAACTCAAAGACACCACTCACGTGAAGGTCGCCCTTTTCGCCTGGGTTGATGGTTGTTCCTGCAATACCGATTCTTTCTGCGAGTGCGATGACAGTGTTCGCTTCGATTGCAGTGTCGGTCTTGTTTGTGTAGTCGAGGGATTCCCCTCTCTGCCAGTATGCTGCCTTACTCATCTGAGTGTCCTCCTCTCATTATGCTAATTCGATAGGGTTTTTAACTTCGATACCAGGGTTCTTAATAGCACCACGATAATCCATGACGCTGATGCCCCAGTCGAGATAAATATCCCATACAAATCCGAGTGTTCCCGGTGTTTCCATTCTTCTGATAGTAGGTACTTCCTGTCCGTTCAAGTAGTCTACTTCCATGAAGTCTGTGTCGTCTTTTGCTCCTAATAACCACCAAGGCATTACGTTTCCGAAGCCGCCACAAAGTGCGTTGATTGTAGGGTCCTCGATTACGGTGATGCTGTCCTTATATCTGTAGAGAGGGTTCACTGCCTGTGTGTTGCCCTCGGTGTTGATAGTAGGACTGTAGAATAAGGTGTACATATCGAACATATAGCCGCTTGGTACGATGATGATTGCCGGACGGATGATGCAGGCTTCTCCGAACTGGTCTTTCTGGTTCTGCAATGCTAAAATCATGCCCTGCACTGCTTCCTTGGTGATGCCTGTGCCTTTAGCCAGTAAGTTTGCATGAGCAGAACTGAATAAAGGTGTGCCATCGTATGTTGCCGGATTGTTCACTAAAATCTGGTAGCACTGCTTGTTGATGGTCTTTCTTGCACTTGCTGCGTACTTGGCAGGAATTCTTGTGATGAGGTCGATGTCATCGTTGATGAATGCCTGTCTGGTGAGAGTGAACTGGCGGCCATAAGTTTTTAACTTTCTGGTTGGCAGTTTCTCATCCTTGAATACGTCATGTTTCAATTCGCCACCTTCCGGCACTTCGAGGAACTCTCCAACCGGTCCTGCTAAGTAGTTGTTGTCGTGGGTCTTGAAGTCCTTAAGGCTGCCCTTCTTTGTCCACTGGTCGAATGTGACTGCTACAGTCTTGTGACCCTCAACGTATGCCTTGTTGATGGCATTGTCTAAGATTGCAGGGAATGCTGCTGTTGGGTTGTAGAACTGACGCTGTAACATTCCGTACAATTCGTCAGAACTTCTTCTGTTGAGACCTGTGTGTCCTTCAGATGCCAAGCATTCGATGGCTAAGTCACGGAGGGACATTCCCATCATCTGTCTTGCACCCTCTGCAGGATTTTCAAGCTGCATACCACTTCTCATTACGATGGCATCTGCTGCTGCGGCTCTGAATTTGTCCTCTGCACTTACCACGCTGTCTACGACACCTCTTGCACCAACTGGTGCTCCGTTTGCTCTTACGTGGTCGAGCACTGCTGCTCTTACTGCTTCCAAGGTGCTGCCATTTTGAATGTAGGTATCAGCTTCCATACCGAATTCACGACAAAGGGAAGTGATGCTTCTGATTCTCTCTCTTTCCTCTGTTACGGCTCTCTGTGTGTCTGCTTCGCCCTGTGGGTTTGCTGCCGGAGGAGCATTTGCAGGGTTGGCATTTGCCTGTGCCTGTCTTTCTTCTGCATCAATCTCTCCGTTCAGTCTTTCGATTTCCCTCTGGAGGGAGTCGAACTCTGTCTGCTCATCTGCAGTCAAATCTCTGCCTGCGTTTCTCGCTGCATTAACAATTTCCTGCTGACGGAGCATCTTCTGCTGTCGCTGCTGTTTCTTGTTCATTACTAGTTACCTCCTTGAATGATGTTTTGATTTATTTGAAGTTGCCTTGCGTACCAGTCGAGAGTGCGGCTCTGCGTTCCCTGCCCGGTTTCATCTTCCAGTTCCCTGCCGACACCGACCGTTGGGTCCGCAGGCACGCTCACGATTGATATCTCGTAAGGTGTCCACTTTCTTGCGATGTCTACTGGTCCTGTGAACCTGCCATCTGCTGACTGTTTGTTTGGCATTACTTCCTCCCATGAGTCTATCTGATAGCCGACTGACACTCCCTTTAAGGTGCCGCTTGCGACTTTCTGATAGATGAGTTCGGAGTCTGCATCTTCGTCAAACTCCACCTCTGCCATACCACGCATATTCTCAATCCATGCACGATTGATTTTACCGATGACCTTGTCACGGTTGTGGTTGAATAACATACACCCGATTTCATTGATTCGGGTGAGGTCGACTGCTCCGTCCGAATGGTCGAGGACTTCTGTTCCCCACCATCTTTCGTATGGTTCTTCCGAGGAAAATGAAAGGATGAACTTTCGCTCGTTCCCCTCGCCTTCCATGGCTCTGATGCTATTCGCTATCAGTTCCCTCGTCATCGACTTTGCCTGTTTCTGATTCGCCATCGCCTTCCCCTTCTTCTGTTCCGGCTTGGTTTCCTGTGCCCTCGTCAGTGAGGTTGGTTTCGTCATCCTCATCCTCGTAGAGTTCTGCTTTTGTCTGGTCAAAAATCACACCTCCTAAGTCCACCCCTTTTTCCTTGGCATATTCCAAAACTTCTACAATCTCATCGATGTGCTGTTTCCAGTCACGACCCTGTTCGGCCGCAATCTGTTTGAATGTTTTCTGCCCGGTCTGGAGTGCTATCTTATTTGCATTTGCTTCCTTCTGCGGATCAATCCACTTTTTAGGTGCGATTATCCACGAATGCTCGAAGTATTTGTCCTTGTTTTCCCAGAAGTCCTTTGCTTCGATTTCTCCTGCGAGCCATAAGGAAATGACAAAGGTTTCGTATATTTCGTCCATGACTTCCATCAGAAGTTCTTTTTCTTCTGCGTATGTCATGTCGTCCTCGATGATGCCCTGTCTGGTGGATGAGTAGTTGCTCTTTGACATATCCCTGCTCGTTGCTTCGTAGCTGACACCCTGCCCTGCTGCCACCAGTCGCTGTTGCAGTTCGATGTATGCTGTTGCATCCGTTGCCTGTCCTGTCGGATTTACGACTTGGATTTCATCGCCTGCGTTCAGCTCCTTAATCATGCCGGGAGCGATTGTCTTGCCCTGGTAGTCCTGCTGTGGTCCGATTGGGCCGCCAGTTCGTCCGATGCCAGTTGTCGGCAGTTGCTTCTTGATGAATACCGATAGGCAGGCGGCGATTCTTTCCTTGACGGATACTGCCACCATGAATTCGTTCGCATCTCGGATTCGTGTAATGGTCGGACTCATGTCTGACATTTCACGCACCTGCGATGGACGGTGTTTTGTGTATAAAAAAATGACATCCTTGGCATCCAAGTAGATTGGATTCAAGATTGCCATTCCTTCTGGGCTGTACTGCCTTATCCAGTATCCGACTGGCTTGTTGTACTCGTTCATTTCAATGCCACCGACCACTTTGTTTCCTTTGTGCTTTGGTGTCATCTGCGAGCCATCCAGTTCGTCTACCTCGAATGTCTGAATTTTGAACGGTAGGTATCCGTCCTTGGTGTATCTCTTTACGATGATGATTCCACCATCTATTTTCTTTCTCTTGATGCACATCCTCATAATCTGATTGAAGGACTGCACCCCGGTTACGTCACAATTCTGCTTTTTGCACCATTTCTTCCATGCCTTTTCAATGGTGGCATTTAATGTGTCGCTCGTTGTCTTTGCCTGGAGGGTGTACCCGCCACCGATTACGTTTCGGGTGTATGCTCCGATGACCGAGTTCATCATGTCGGAGTTTCGCTCCAAATCCCTCGCCCTCGCTCTTACATTATCCCTGCTGTACCGGTCCGTGAATTCTGCTGATTGGTTCAGCACTCTCCAGTTTGCGTTGCCCCTGCTGTAATCTCCGGCATCGTAGTTACGCATTTCCTCTAGGCTCTGTCGCCATGCTTCTCTGCGTGCTCCCCATTCCGGGGATATAAATCCGATGATTCCGTCTAACCAGTTCATGTTTCCTACCTCCCATCAAATACAGCCACGTAGGTGTCGTCCAGTAGACTGGTCGCTCCCTGTGCTGCCACTTGTGCCATGAGGTCGTTCTTCATGTTGTAGAGCAGGCTCAAATCTGCCCTTGTCAGTTGCCTTGTTCCTATTTTGTAGGACTGGCCGCCAACGAGGACTGCGTAAATCGCATTATTTACTTCTGTCAGCATTTCTTGTGCTGTGAAGTTGTTCTCTGCTGCCATGATTTACCTCCTATATCCAACTTCCTTCGTTCTGGCTTATCCAGTTTTCCTCGGGTGCGTAGTGCTGTTCCTGCTTCTCCTGTTTCTTTGGCTGTTCTTCCAGTTCATTCAGATGCAGTGTTCTTACTCCGAGTACGTCTGCCGCTGCCATTGCGTATACCTCGCAGTCGAGGTAGTGGTTATCTGCGTGCGATGTCTTTTGCACCCATTCCTGCTTGACCTTGCCATTGTTGGCTCGCACGTTCACTTTATGCTCGGCAGTTACCTGCTCTGCATATTCCCTGTCGCATCCTGCGTAAACCATCCATGATCCGCTACCGTTCTTCTTTCTCATTCGTCCGGCTATCATGTCTTTGTACTTGCCAGTATCGACCAGTACAAGGTTCATTCCGTATGCCTTGCTTTCTGCCTTATTGATTTTTGACAGTTTGTAATGGGAGAGCATCGGGTTTGATGAACCCTTGCTCGGCAGTGCCCAGTCTGAATTGTCTGCACAGAAGTCGTATACACTGT